TTGTACCGCCATCTTGTTGATTTAAAGTTAAAGTCTTAGTTGTTGTTCCTGTAACTGCTGCACTTATGATTGAATCATTGTAAGCAGTATTGAATTTAGTCCAATCTAAGTTATTCAAATATCCATCAACCGAATCAGAAGCAGCAGGTATTGATATTGTATTGCTTGTGTTATTTAAAGGAGCAGTAAATGACAATGCAGCTTGTTTCGCATTAAATACTGACCAATCGCTTGAACTCAACTTACCTGTATTTGTAGCAGAAGCAATAGGCAAATTAAAAGTATGAGTAGCCGTTGAACTTGATATGTTAAAGTCAGTTCCGCTTGTTCCTGTGCCTAAAAATTGTACTTGTCTTGTTAAGTTATTTAACGAAGTCAATCCCTTAGAGAAAGTAGTAACTACTTGACAAAGATGTCCGTTTTCAGTATGTAAAGTAACAACTCTACCATCTACGTTTACATATATTCTTATTGCTATTCTATCCGTTATAGTTAATGAACTTGAAGTAACAGGAATTGCAAAATAGTAAGGATTAGTTACAGTTCCTTGATTAATGTACTCTGGAACTCCAACGCTTGTACCTAATAATGTAAAAGTAGTGCCATCGTACTTATAAAGTTCTGCATAAGTATAAGGGTTACCTGTATTATTATTTACACTAAAATAAAACTCACAATTAAAGTTACCAGCTGGTACTTCTAATAAAGCTGGGTCATTTGCATCGGTTATGTAACTCGCTACATATCCATTAGCCGAAATAACTATATCAGTTCCAGCACCAGCAATAGGTGTTTTACCTAATTGTCTATAAGCAACCCCACCGATTGTACCTTGACTTACACTTGAATTAAGATAATATGAAACCGAACTACCACCACCAGTTGATGTTGGGAAATCCGCTAAAGTACCATCTCCTCGAACATACTGAGAGGCATCTCCATCCAGAGCAGAAATCACTCCAGAATTTGAAACCACTGGTCCTTGTAAATCCCTTATTTTTGCTTCTCCTGTTACTTGTAATTGACTCATAATATTTTATTGAAATAATCCTCTAATATATTCCCCAGCTGCTAAAGATCTACCAAAAGTAAGAACTCCTGTCGCACTCACAAACTTTACATCATCGCCAGTTGGAACTCCACTTGTTAAAATGTTTTGTGCATCCACACCACCTCTTGAAACGTAAAGACAATTGTAACCAATCGTGTCAGCAAATGTAATTGATGTTTCGCCACCAGATGCCGTGTAACCTTTAGTCTTAACAGGGTTTGCACCTACTATGATAACACCCTCTGGGTCTATGCTTGTTCCTGTTGTATTGTATGCTCCTGTACCTTGTAGGCTCACGTTATATGTAGCCACATCCTTTTGTGGTGCGTTTATTGCTAAACTTGAAATATTACAAATTCCGTTAATAATAACTAATCCATCAACTCCGTTATCAACCACAAACTTAATTTCTATTGGTTCTCTTGCCAATTGCTTTTCTAACATAAACAAATAAGAAAAACCACTCAAAGTAATTAAACCATCGCAGTTTACACTCCAAGTAGCTACATCGTTCTTATATTCTCTAAACCAAGCACTTGATTGGCTTGTTACCTCTTTTTGATCTACGTTTACTTCAAACGTGCAAGTTGTACTACACGCAAAAGCAACATCGACCTCTGGGTCAACATCTGTTCTATGCCAATAAAGCATCACATTATTTCCAATTACTGCTGCCATATTACAAATTTACGCATAATTAATATTTAAATACCTATATATTTTAGTGTTTCAACTGAATCATTGTCCTCATCAATAACCTCAATTAATTGGATAGAGTTTACTTCACTATTATAAGTGTCTAATGTTAATCTATTTATAAGAAACTTTTTATCATTATAAGATAACGCATTTGTACTTGCATCTTGAATAGTATAAGTTTTATCTAAATAAACTAATCCACTATCTGCTTGATAATTACCTAAATCTCCTTCTAAAGTAGCTATATTTCTATTTAATAAATTAGAATATTGTCTAATAATTAAACTATGTAATTGGTAAAATTGTTCTTCTGTAAAATCATATCTATACCAATTTATTAAAGAACCAGAAAATAAACCTGTTAAAAACAAATTAAATAAAGCACCAAAATTATTATTACCACCATTCCAACTTGTAAAAGGTGGATGGTACAAACCATAAGGCAAATCTATTGATTTAACAATAACATTATCTTGACCAATTTGTCTTTTTATATCTAAAGCAGTAAGATTATTAGGTAATTGTTTAATAACAATATTTCTAATATCACCACCTACATAAGGAGTAGTATTAGCAATAAATGTAACAATAATATGCCCAAAGTAAATTCCTAAAAATGGACTTGTATCTGCAACCCTTCCTAATGGTATATTAATGCTTTTATTTTCAAATATTTCTTCGTTTTCAGCCGTAATTGGAATTATTGTAGTTGTATTACTCCATTTTGAATCACTCCTTAAATAATAAGAAACATAGCCTATTGCAGTTGGTTTATATAGTTCTATTCTTACACCAATTTGGTCTCCTACTTGAAAGGCTTGATATTCAAAAGATAAAGTTGCGCCAGGCCCATCCATATATGGAGCATAATGTTCTTTAAAGAATGGCGGAACAACATTTTCTAATGTAGAAAGATTAAATCCAGATGCACCTTTCTTTATAGTGTAATAATTAAATTCATTATCTTCTTGCACAACTAAAGTTCCAATACCAGTTCCAGCTAATTCTCTTTTCCACCCAATTGGCACACCAGATTCTACTTTTTTAAAGTTACCATTATTTGCAGCATTATTTACATAACTATAATTAGCAATTGATTCTACAACTTGATAACCTTTTCTTACAATTTTAGTTTGTGCATTATCTATAAAGTGTACATTACCATCTTGATAAGGTTCTATTTCTATTAAGTTATCTAAAGTACCAAAAGAAATAACTGTTGGAGTTGTTGTAACACTATACTTAGTATAATAAACAGTTGAAGCCATATTATTCATTGGTAAAATATACCAATCTCCATTTGATTGGAATAATCTACAACCAAATGTTTTAACAATATTTTCTAAAATTGTATAATAGTCTACATTAATAATATCTCTTATATAAATTGAAGATTGAGCAAATGGTTCGTATTGTCCACCATCTCCTCTATCTAACATTCCCTCTGCGTAATATGAACAACAAGCATATAAATTTGAAGGAACTAAATAATTAATATTACTTAAACATTCTCCAATAAGATTGATTAAAGGTATAACTGTATTAATACTATTATTAGTATCAAAATTATTGTATCTTATCAATGATAATCCATCTACGCAAACAATATTTACTTCTTGATTACCTGTTGTAAAAGCAAGATTAATATAATCGTTAAATAAAAACCCTTTCCATTTTATAACGTTATCAATTACTAATTCAACATAATATAGTGTATCATCAAAGTTTAATAAATCAGGGAATTTTAAATAATCATCTTCTGTTGAAATAATAAAAGACACATCTAATTGAGAAGAAATTATATTTGCTATTGGGTCTTCTTCGCTTGAATTAGGTTGTAATATAATTCTTGTAGGTTGATAAGTTTTTACTGCACCAGAATAGTCTTTTTTATATATTTTTACTATCTGTATTGTTTCATCTCTTAAAGATTGTGTTAATGTATAGTTTAATCCGTATGCCATTATGCTAAACTTATGTTTTGTCCTTTAAGATTAGATGCCTTCTGGGCTCTGTTTACTGACAATAATAAATCCTGTCCTCTTAATACAAATCCACCATTAACACTATTTGAAGCAGAATTCATTGAACCAGCATTAAACGAACCTCTCATTATATTACCAAGTTTACTTAATGGTAAAACTGCTTCGCTTTCACTACCTTCTCCAATCATTGCCAATGTAGGACCAGTTGCAACTCCTCCAGATGCTAAACCAAGAACTTTACCAAATGCTCCCATAAATGATACTCCACCACCAGCTGCACCACCACTAATTAAAGATAAAATACCAGCAAATAAAGCAGCTTGAACTAATGATTCGGCAATATTTCTTGCTAATCTATTAAACATTTGACCTAATGCCTCTCCAGCACTTAATCCTTGTTCCATTGCATCAAACATTCCAAATAAAGCACTTGTAACATTTGATGAAACATTTTGTGCAAATTGTGTGTATTGTTGATTTAATTCTTCTATATTTTTTGTTTCCTTATCAAATTTATCTTTAGATTTTTTCTCCATTATACCAAGAAAAAATGTACCATATTGATTTCTTGCTTCTTGTAACTTTTTTTGACTTATAGCATATGTATCTTCTGGCTCAACCATTGGAGGCTCTTTGTAAGAAGCCAACATATCCTTAATACCATTTTTGATAAGTAGAGTATTTTTATCAAATGTTATTATGTCAAACTTTGGTAATAAGTTTTCAATTTTATTTGTAGCTTTTGTAGTATCTAATTCAGCTAATTTTTTTATATAATCTTCATAAATCTTATAAACATTATTTAAATAAGTTTCTTGATCTATTATTGATTTACTCCTTAGTGTATCTTGTGCTTTTAAGTCTTTTTCAAAATCTTTAGTTATTTCACTAAAAGGGTCTTTTTTTTCTTTAGGTGTTTTTTGATCTGGAGTTTCAATATTTGTTAAAGTACCAAGTAATTCTGCATTTTTAGATTTAGCTTTATTTATTACAGTATCTAAATTTGCAATTAATTGATTATATCCTTTAGCAATTCTATCTCTCTCATCATCAGCTTTCTTTTTATTATAACCAGCACTACCTCCAAAATCAGTTTTTACCTTTGCTAAATCTGCATCTCTTTGTGCTTCTATTTTTCTACGTTCAGCATAAGCAGCAGATAAAATTTGTTGTGTATTTTTTTCTTTACCAGCAGCATCTTGTTGTATTGAAGCAACATTAACTAAGTGTATTAAATATGCTTTATCAGTTTTAATTGTAGCTGCTTGTATTGCTGCATTTTCTGCATATAAAGACTTTAACCTTTTTAGTGCTTCTTCTTGTTGAGTAGGTGTACCACCAGCAATTAAATTAACTAAATTTAATCCAACAGTTCTATTAGATTGTGCCTCTCCAACTATTTTATAAATATCTTCATTTAACTTTGTAAGTTCTTCTCTAAACTTCTTTAACTTTTCAGTTGGACCAATAAAAAATTCAGCAATTTTATCACTATATGTAACTGCCAAAGAAGAAACAACACCTAATGCAAGACCAATACCAGCAGGACCAACTAAACCCTGTGCCATTGATTTTAAAGCATTAGTTGCACTACCACTTTGAGTTTGTAACCTTTGAAACGATTCTAATAAAGGGTTTAAGTTATTTGCAATACCAATAAATCCATAAGGAGCATCTTGTGCAACTCTTGATAGGTTTGATAAAGCATTTGTGGCATCATTTGTTGGTTTCCCAACACCACTCATTCTTGTATTTAATTGAGTAAGATTACTGCCTACACTTGCAATTTTTGTATTTAATTGGTTAATTTCACCAACATCAGTTGATTTTTTTAATGCAGATTGTAACTTCTTGAGTAAATTTTCGGCTTTTTGTATTTCAGCACCTAAATCTTCATTAGTTGCACCGATATTAATTTGTATATCTAAAAGCTCTGTTGCCATCTTTATTTATTTACTCCGTACAATTTAAGTGTTCTTGCCAATTGTTCTTCAGTTATCATTACTCTTTCTTCATCTATTTCATTATAATCTAACTCTGGAATACTCCAAAATGATTTCATACTTTTAGGAGTTTTCTCACTTGTGGAACTTAAGTATACAATATAGGCAAGGTTTCTTGTCCTTGCCCATTCGTTTAACTCGTTTCTTTCCTTACCTAAAACGATAATGGAAAAGTCCTTCCAAGTCATATCCCGGCTTTTTTTTTTCTTCTTCTTTCTTTACACCTGTAATGGTGTGGACTGTATTCTCAACGATATATTTTAAATAGTCAATAATTTGACCTTCTTCGCTAAAAATAGAACCCACCTCATCAATCCATTCACAAGCATCATCAATTGTGTACGCAATCTCTTGTTTATTACTTACACAAGCAGATTTGTAACCAATATAAACAAGTTGGACTATAACATCTAAACTTGTTTGAGCCGTTGAAAGAACTTTAAAGTACTCATCAATACCGATATTGTTTTCTTTTGTAAACTCACGCATTGCCCAAGTACCCCACTTTAGGTGGATTGTGTTGTTGTTAGTCTTAAGTTCGAACATAGTTTTTTATTTATTATGGTAGTGTTTCAGTTTGTGTGATAGGAGGTACACTTACAACGAAAGTTGCAGTAAACTTCACATCATCTTTATCAGCAGCGTTAACACCAAAATCGCTAATAAAAACTAAACTTGTAGGAGTTCCACCATAAGTAATATCACCTGAAGTTGGTACGGCTTTACCCATTTTAATTGCAAACAATGTTTGAGCAGCGTGAGCAGCATACAATTGTTGGTAGCTATCCTTAGAAGGTGAACCTGTTTCATCAATCGCAAAACCTTCACACTCAAAAGATTGGTTAAAAGATTGATTTGGAGTGTATTGGTCTCCACATTTAGAAGTTGCATCAATTGTTCCTAAAGTTGATGTCAAAGAGTTAGAAGTCAAACAAGCAATAGGCTTGTATGTTCCATCATTGTTAATGTCAGCTAAGAGGATATAATCTCTACCGCTTACTTTTGTTTCTGCCATTTTATTTAATTTTAATTTTGAGTTATTGTTATGTTATATGTTATTAATACTCTAAAAACGTTATCCAAAGGGTTTAAGCCATCTAAATTCCTTATATTTTCCACTACTAAACTTGATGCAGTAAACCCATTTGATAGGATTATTTCTGTATCAGAGTTTATATCTTCCAACACTAAATCGCTTATTGCTTCAGCACGTTTATATCCAAAGTTAGCATTTTTTGTAATAATATCAACATCGATACTAATACTATTTGTGTAACCTGTTTTACCTTGATCTTGACTTGATGTTCTTCCTGTCATAACAATATACTCATCTCCTGCACCCTCTGGAGCAAAACCATCATAAACAACCAACCCACTTGCACTTGTCAAATTAGTGTAAAACCACTTTTTTATCTCAATATTAGGATTTAACATTCTTAATTGCGTTTAATATATTCTTAATCATTTTTGGCTTTTCTGCTTCATAAGCTGGTATTAAAAATGGTTGTGGTCGCATACCTTTTTTTAATATACTTATAGCTATTGCATA